AGAATTGGCTGGCCTTTCGTGATGCCGTGGGCGGCTACCCGCTGACAAATGAAGCGAACACACTCTGCTGAGAGTTGCTGTTCTGTAATGTCTTCAGGCCCAAATGTTTCAATGTGCTTTGCCATGTCCAGCAGTATTTGGTGTGCTTGCTCATCCGTCAGCGGCTTGCGCTGTGCTGGTGGGGATGTGAGGGGAATTGCTTTGTATCCCTTGGCAGCAAGCAATGGCTCATTCTTTTTGAAAGAAAGTTCTTTTAACTCTGGCTTTTTCCCGCACTGGTGAAGATACGCAATAGGCTCCTGCTCATGCGGCTTCGCCACGGGTGCTGGCTGCTCTGCCAGGGCTTCGCGGGCAGTGTGGATAGCATCACAAGTAGAGATACGTCCAAGACCTGCTTCTTCATACCAACAAAGCTCTGTTAGAACTTTCTTCAGAGCTTCAGTTTGCTTGCTTTGCATATCCAGAACCCTCACTCTGATAAGGTTTAAAGAACTTCATAATCTTCTGCAAACCATTCACATTATAGTTTGGCAGCTTGTACATACGTTTCTTAATCGTTGTAATAGTGCTAGCAAAGAATGCCTTGTCCTTCTCATTGTCAGCTTTGTCAAAGCTTTGGAATGCAGCTTCCAATTGACCCTGCAACATCAACGATTCTTGCAATGTGTTTGTAACGCCTGATTTGCTCATTTTGATTCCTTACGTTTAAAGAGAACTGGTACTTGCTTCAATGCTTGGTTCTGAAGCTTTTCGATTTGAGAGAGAAAGTCTTCCATAAATGCAATAGCATCCATCTGACCATACGTCAGAATGTCAGGATCGCCTACTGCCTTATCAAGCTTGATACGTGCTTGACGAACGTTGAGACGATTAAAGTCTCGGATGTCAATTTCTGAAATGCCACTCATGTCTTATTCTCCAGTGGGAAAGAGCTATTACCCTTGTTCATTGATTTTCTCGCCAAACATTGTAAAAACTTCTACATATTTATTCAATGTTTCACCAGCAAGGCCACAAGCGGTGTTAACTTCGAGCACATAATATGTATTACGCTTTGCATTGTAAATCATATCCACTGCACCGAAGTCAAGACCTAACTGCTTGACAGCCATGATAGCTGCCTGCTTAGCGTCATCAGGAACATCAACATCAATGTGTGCATAGATGAATCCGTTACCGTGATTGCGTACTTGCCAGTTCACCTTGTCGTCAGCAACATCCTTGTTACGTGCCTTACGCTGAACAAAGAACACCTCGTTACGAAACACATGAAGGCGATATTCGTCAGTCTTAGCAATGTACTTGACATACAGCTTGGCATCGTCACTGAGGGAGCTGTTCTCGTCATCCTTATGTACAAGACGGATGCCTTCGCCGCTGTGACCTGTAAGCTTATGTCGCTCCACTACGATAACACCCTTAGCAAGCCACTTAGAAGCCTCGTCCTTGGACGTTGTGTACTGAGGGATAGGACAGTGGCCATCAAGGGCTTTAAACGTTTGCAGCTTGTTTGCGGCCTTCTTAATGTTATCGGGGTGATTGAGGATGTAAGGGGCATCAATGTCCCGCTTGACACCAGATGCACCCCAGTTGATGACAGGAACCTTCAACTTTAGAGCACGTCCCTTGTGCTTGATACGTTTAATACCAAGGGCTCGGGACAATGATTTAGCTGATGCGCTGTATTCGTTGTATGGATAGATTTTCATAGCTCAGCTCCGATATGAGCAATAATACCTTGCCCCACTAAGAGTTTCTCGAGCTTTGCGACTCGACGGACAGGTTCTGGGGCATAGTTGGCGTGACGCAATTGAGGCACATCATCCATATCCTCTTGTACTGCACGAATAGCTCTGTCCATACGTTGTTTTAAACGCATCTGTTCTGCTTCGTATTGCATACGCACCTCTTCTTCACGTTTGAGGATTTCTAGCTTACGCTGTTCCTTACGTCCTTCGTCGTTAGTGTATGCATATGGCAGCTCCAGAGTGATGGAGAAGGCATGTCGAATGTCGTTCACCTCGTCCTCATAAGAGAAGAAACGATATTCATCCTGCAATACAGTACCCATGAATTCAGATGGACTCATCTTAACGAATGCATCATGAATTGCTTGAGGATCTTTGTGTTGCTTAGCAAACTCACGGATGTTATACAGAGCACGTAGCCACGTACTGATATAAGGCACTGAGAGATTACCTTGCATAGCACGAAACTCTAGGCTACCGTATTGTTTTGTAGCTGCAAGATTGATGGATGCATACTTAGCAGTCTCTTTCGAGAAATAATCTAGCATCTTAGGGCCTTTGTTGAACAGGCCGTATAACAGCTCAGACAATCCCTCTGCATCTTGCATACGCAGACAGAAACGATTACCGATACGTTCATTCCCGCAATACCGTACCAATGCATTCTCCAGCAGGAGGTATGTATAAACTGTGTTGAGATATTGATCGAACGTCAAGTCTTGCACATTCATGTGAACATGGACACTGGTGCGGAACGAGAAGTTCAGCTCAGCATTATTATCTGCCTGATATTTAGCCAGACTCTCCAGCTCCTTGATTGAGTCTTCAAGGGAGTGAGGACGACGGAACACCCACTCGGCACGACCATGAGGATATTCACCACGGAGGGAGCCGTCATCAACAGTGTTCCAGATATCGTTTTTTGGGACAGCAAGGTTATTACCTTCGCACTCAATCTCGATACCGAAGTCACCGTCTTGGCGTTTACGCAGCTGCAAAAGTTCGTACAGTTTTGTCATAGTGATTCTCTACAAGAATTTCAAGGAATTGATAAGGAGCATCAAACAGGATACGCCCTGTTGTGGACATACGAGAAGGGATAACACCTACACGTTTTTGCTTGAAGTAGATGTTACGGTTGGAGTCAACAGCGAATTGCTTATCGAAGGCACAGCTGCCACCATTCTCTTTTGCAATCGTGATAGCATCGCGGAATGTCGGGTAGTCATTGAGCAATGCCTGACCCCATCCACGGACATTCATAGACATAACTTGGTCATAGGCAACACGCCAGCGATCGTTCCGATGTTCCAGTACATGAACAGCTACATTGCTTGTAGTGAGCCCGATACTGAATCGTCGTGCGGGATTACGTACAGCATAGAATGCATGACCGTTGTTGTTGATGAAGCCGATACGTCCCAACGAAGGCTTGAAGTCAACTTGCTTGAATGGGACGATGTTCTTCTTACCTGAAATTAGGCCAAGCATGTGCATGTCTTTGTTACGATCAACACAAAGGACACGAGCTGGTCGTCCCTTGTACATGATGATGGATTTTGCATACAGCTGGTCAAGGTCAGCAGCTGAGATATCAACCATAGCACACCTCAATTCCTTCAGCTTTGACAATCTTCATAGCTTCTTTCTTGTTGCTAGTGTTAATGATTTCTTGAATGTCACCGTACTTGGCGGATAAATCGTTACCATTAGACAATGCATTCATGCCAGCCAAGGTGTTACGATAGACCCAACGCATCAGTGCCTCACTCTTGAGCCATGCGTTAGAGAGGGTACGATACTCAACGCCATAAGGTTTGAATCGGCAGCAACCTGCCTTGCCATACATCTCACGGCGCTCAGTGTCAGAGTCATACGCAAGGCTTGGAAGGCCGAGATAGAAGTCCATCTGTTTGACAGCAGCTTGACCCATGCTCACATGACCGGGATCGTTAATGTCTTGATTGTTAGTCCATCCGATATGCACATGACCTGATGCTGTACGCATAGGACGATTGCCATTAGGCTTATTGTTAACAGTCCCGTGCCATGCGTTGTAGTCAGGATCACAGCCCAGCTCGAGAGCTTCCATTGGTTGCTGAGCGATGTAGTCCTTGTCAAAGTGAGCCACAGGTACAGTGACTACTTCGTAATCAGGAACCATCAACTTCATGGTGTTGAATACGTCTTGCACGTTAATGCAAAACTCATCTTCAGATGCAGCAGGGTCGATGTTAAATTCGAGAGCCATACCGTCCACTTGGACAGCACCTCGATTAACCTTCTGCGGATTCTTTTTATCACCACGAATCAAACCATACGCTGATTTGAATACACCATTTTGTTTGACAAACACTTCAGGGTCACAGCCCACAAGAAATTTCATATTAACCTCGAAAAGAAAAAGGAATTAGATTAGGATAGTTACAACATTAGTTACGCACACCTCCTGCAATTTGAACATACTCAGTAACTTCATGGTCACTGACGCAGCTTGAACACAAGCATTGCCCTTCAGTAGTCAACGCATGACGATCAGATGGGAGCACACTGCTGCTGCACCACACGCAGTCACCGTACTTACCAATCCAGTCATTCATGTTATACATCTGTGCATCATGGCCGGGATAGACGGCATCATCAACAGGATCAACCCATGGAGCATCGTCCCACTTGACGCTGGAACCCAACACCTTGTAGTACATGCCTTCTTTGCTGTCAATCTTAAGTTCACCAATGTCAACAATCAGCTCTTCACCTAAGCGTTTGTGTGGACGGTCCACTTTACGAGGGGTGTAGTAGAGACGGATGCTGGCAGATGGCATACTGTCATCAAAGCAGGCAAAGTAAGGAGCACCGTTCTTGTCAGAGCAAACTTCCAATAGTTCAACACGTACATTCTTAGTGTAGGCGTAGCCATTTTTTGAAGTCTGAGACAGGGTTGTTTCGGGAACCACCCCCTGCTTTTTTACTTCGGTAGCAGTGAGAGGAATAACTTTGGCTGTTGTCTTGTTCTCGATCTGAGTGTGATTGACGAAGGTTTTTGTACTCTGCTGTGCATAACCTGCATATACAGGCTTGTAGGAAGCAGCAGCGTTGCGAGCAAGAGCCTTACCCAGTACACCGTTACGATCAACAGGGATGCTGTAGTGGACATTCTCTTTGAACAACTCAGGTACGCTGTGCTTGACGTTGTTACGTCCCAGAGCAGCTTCAATCATCCATGATTCTGATGCCCAGTACATGAACTTCTTGTCGTCTGTCATAGCCCAGAACAAGGGACGCTGATCGTTACGAAGGAAGTTGATTGATTCGTTGATCTTGTCCCACCACACCAATGCCCATGCACCGGCCATGTTCTCCAATGCGTCCTTCAAACCCATCTTGTCGATGTGGTGATACAGATTCTCGCTGTCAACAGTGAAGTCTTGTTGATCTTTGAGCTTCCACTTAGATGTCAATGTACCGTTGTGTACACCTACCAGTGTGGTGAAGTCAAATGGATGAGCGTTCTTGTTGGTGACATTACCCACTGTAGCATAGCGGTTGTGTCCGATGATGCAACGCTGAGTACCTGACATTGACTTAGTGTGTCGCTTGGTGTCAAACAACAAGTAAGGGTCGCCTAGTTCTTTGGCAATCTTCACCTCACCTACACGAGGGACAACAGCAATACCTGTACTGTCAGTACCTCGCAAGCTGTCCATGATGAGAAGCTGATTGAAGATTTTCTCTTCAGTGAAAGTTGTTGGGCCAACTACGCCTACGATGCCGCACATAGAGTGTTCTCGATTGAATTGATTAAATGTGATCTTCTTCGACCACTGGTTTGTAAATTGTATTCAGGGTTTCAAATGAACCATCTGAATTCTTCTTGATGACAATCGATGTTGTTACAGGCCCTTGACCTAATCTCGGGTGATTCATGGCGTATACACCAGCAATCTCGTATGAGTTATCTTTACCAAGATACTTTTTATACCTTGCAACAATCTCGGGTTCAGTAAGTGTACGCTTGAGAAAGCGAGCGTTATTAACGTACTCAACTACAGGCTTAGTGGACATAAACTTTCTCTTTCAACGGGAAGGGTTGAGGTTGATTGTAAGGAGTGGGGAAGGGCCACGTTGGTGGCTGAGGTGTGTTGACGGGAGCTATCATGGTTTACCACATATGCATGATGCCGAATTGAATGAGAGACACCACAATCAAGCCAAATGCCAGCCATTGTGAAGCCTCAATGAATCGTGTGAGCTTGGGTTTGTAATACAATGTATTGTCCCACACACTGTCAATAACGAAACAGATAGCCATGATGAGGATACCGAGAGCGAAGTACATTTAGATTCTCCTTAGCAAGTGCAACCGAGGGGCGATGTGACCAAATACTTTTCCAGCAAGCCAGAGAAGTAAGCATGCATGTTGGTATATTTAATACCACCAAATTCAGGGTGAGGCTGAAAGCACAGGCAATTCGTATCGGGGTAGTACACCACCTCAATGTCCTCACTAGACACCTCGCGCTTGAATACACCCTCTTCAAACCACAGGCGTTCACCCTTAAGGCATGCTGTAGCCACCAGGACGGCCTTGGAGGAGGGTTTCATCATCTGGTGATGGGTAGATGACACCCACACCATTTCGCCTGTCTCAACGTCTGTAATCAGATGGTCAGCACAATGGCTACGTACATCCTGATACATCTCACCACCTGACATAACGTTCAGGAACTGAGCACCACGGCAGATACCCACCATAGGAATGTCACGTTCCTTGCAGATATTGAAGATGTCAGCTTCATGACGATCACGATAGACGTTACATCCTGTTGTCTGATGGCGCTCATGTCCATAGAACGAAGGAGTTACGTCTTCACCACCTGTGAAGCAGACAAGTTCAGCATGGTCAATACTGTCAACGACATTGTATTGCATCTGTTCAAACATGTATTGGTAGCCTGAACTACCGTTGACAATGTATACGTTCTTCATTTGATTTCCTTTGCAAAAAGATTAGCTACTCGGATGAGGTTGTCAGGGTTGTCGAACTTGATAGAATCGAAGGATGCTCCCCATTCTCGTTGTTCCTTCGTAACAATGTGCTTGAGCTTTGCCGTCACGTAATTAAACAAGCTTACGTCTGTCTTCACAAGAGCTTGTTGAATCAACGGATCAATTCTGTAATCATGTCCGCTTGCCTCTTGATATGACACGCCGGAACACTTAGCAAATTTTCCTGTGTTAAAGAAACTGGCATATGCGTCCATTGTCATAGTGGCATTGTTAAGAACGTGATGACCTCCGGGGAAGAGGTTAAAAGAATTCAAACCACGTGACAATTGAGAGACAATGTATGCTACGTTAGGGCTGTAATTCAAATCCAGCAAACGTTGGAAGATAGGCAGGCAATTATCAAACTCAGAGCCTGTACGAAGGGCTATAGCAGCCGCTACGCAGAACCAAAACTCTTTGGTGAGGTCAAGGTATACACCGCTGGTATAAACCTCTTCAAGAGGCTTCTGAATGAACGCATCTTTCCAAGGGCTCTCAGTGAGGATGTATTGAACATGACGCTTGTAACGTTCAGCTGCTTCACCCTTGTATTTGGCAACGTGTCCTGATACGTTCAATGCAACAGCAAGCAGCTTTTTACCCTGTTCTGCGGCAGAATAGTAACGTCCACCGTATGTCAATCGAGCATGACAAACATCTTTAACTTGGAAACGACGAAGACCGCCTTCAAATTCCAATGCATAGCTGCAAACGCTTACACCTGCTTTAGTAACCTTATCTGTCAGTTCTTGCAACAGGGGAACACCAACAGCAGGTTCCTCTTGTTCCTTACGAACGAAAGAAGATGATTGATAACGACGTCCTGCAATGAAAATAAATTCATTAACTACACGTTCAACATAGTAAGGCACATCCTTACGAAGCATACCTTTACCTTGATAAAATACCTTATCGCCTTCGGCAAACATATTTATTTCCTTGTTTTTGGTGAGAAACGCTCATTTTTGGGGTATACGCTTATACGTAAGTATAGAATCGGCGGAATGAGCGAACGTAGTGAGTGAGTGTAGGATTCGATATATACTAATATACTCCTCCTTTATGTGAACTGTTCAATCCTTTAAGTAAATTCATATCAGTTACGACAATGTAATTACTCTTAGGCATTGGTACGATAGTGTGTAAACGTTTCTTAGCTTCTTGCTCTCCACACTGAAGGCATAGCTTATAGCCTAGCGAATAACGCTTCTCAGCTATATCGTTTCCACACATGCACATGTATGTCATACCAGCCTCAGCTTGCACATGGCGTTCCCCTTGCCAGAGCTATCATGCTTTTTCCTAGCTGATGCATGAAGCGCATCAGACAAGGAAAACTGGGATTGATTGAACCAAGCATGACGCATGAAAGAATCAAAGGCACAAATCAGGCCATGTGAATGTGAGCGCATGAGACACCTCAAGAATTTGAAGACGACAAAAAGCCGCTAAGGGCATTACACCCCTAACGGCTAGTTAGTTGAAAAGAAATCGAGTATTACAGGAGGGCTTCGCCTACATGTTCGATAGGGTCAGCTTCTGAGAATTCCAATCCCAGTTCGTCCATGACTTGGATGATGCAAGCGGGGTCAATTCCAGCTTTGAATACGGCCTTCAAAAGATCAACCTGAGTCAAGCCAACCCCGGCGGCTTGCTTGACAGCCTTGGACATATATTTCTCAACGCTGGAAATATCAAATGGTTTTTGTTGCAATTCGATATGCCGTTCAGCCCATGACCAGATATTATTATTGGGGTTTGCCAAGAACTCAACACAATCGGCATGTGCTGTCTCGTAACGCTTTTTTGATTTATGGTCAAACTCAGCAATCACTTCATCAAAGTGAAACCCGCTAAAATGCTTGAAGAAAACAATGGCAGTCTTCTTATTCATAGGGGACAGGATTTTGAGAAGGCGATTAGCATAAACCACGTTCCCCGTGGCATGCCAAGCCTCTAAAACAGTACGTGAAACGTCACGTAATTCACGTTTAGTTACCGCTTCGCTGGATGCAATTTTATCCATTGCAATATTGAATGAACGTTCAAAGGTATTTTTGTCAAACATGGTAAACCCCAATCAAGGAAAGTTAAAAATAGCCATATGGCCGGATTGTGCAACACTTCGCACATTCTAACAGTCTGTCACACTGTTAGCCTTTGCGTCATTGTTTCAGGCCATAGTGTAGCACACTTGGCACAATGCGGAAAGCCCATTAACAAGCATCCTCTGTCAGCCCCTAGCCTGCTATCATGTTTTCACTGTATCGGTGAACGGCATACCGTCATTTATCTGACAGGGAATGAAAGGCACAATAAAGGGTTGAAACCTCATTGAATGATTGTCTGGGATTAAATTGTTAATGAACGTATGCAACACACTGCAATTATGTAACACACAAGAAGTGCGTTAAGTCTGACAGGCTAGGCTAATACTTTTGTACTATGCACCACCAACAAGACAAGACACCTAACAAGACAGGCAAGGCACAAGGCTAAAACGTAAGTATGCTTACGTGTTTGCCCCTGCGGTTGTCGCATTGATACGGGTGGCAAGACTTGAAGGGGTTACCCTCTGTCTCATGTGTTGCACATTGTTAAAGAACGTCACCGCTTGGGTGACAGTGTAGAGGTTCGATAACCCTTTCACTATGCGGCCAGTCACCCGGCCATGTGTCGCATTGTAGCACAATTCTAGCGTATGTCCTAGCCCTTGTACTATGCACCTTGTAAGTGAGTTCTAAGCCAATAGATCGTTCACTGTATGCCTTGCGACAATTCGATTGTAGCACACATTGAAGTGGCTTGCAATCATTATGATGCTTCGCCCTAAGGCTTGTCACATCATGCCCTCAATTATACACACATTAAGGCCAGTGCCTGGTCTTATTTGAATTTATTTCATAGGGACAAACCCTATGTAATACAAAGTACTACGTCGCATTGAATGTAGCCTATATTATACATATACAATAGAATGTAATACAGAAATATACTAGACGTACCTGCGGTACATACGTAAGTATTAAAAATGCCGGAGGCGTCAAGGGCAAAACCCATTAACCATGCGGGTTTGTAAGCATTTAGTCTCAAGGATGCTCAAGGAATAATACTCAAGTATTCTCAAGCATTATGGAAAGAATACTCAAGAGGGAATGAATAAGAAGGAAGTGGTACATTACACCTAATTGATAATCATTCTCAGTTGCATCTATGCTTATATAATTATATACTCAAGTATTTATATAAGTATATACTCAAGTATGCTCAAGGGGTAGCCCAGGGGTGTAGGGGTAGGTTCATATTGGTGCAATGCATCTTCTGAATTTCTACAAGAAATTACCACAATCAGGTTCCAGTTTATTCTTCAGTGTATTTCTCAAGAAGTGCCCTCAAGAATATGCTGAGCATTCCTTTCCATTGGCTAAGGATAAAGTATAGACGTATGCTTCGCATACACATATGTATGTCTGAACGAAGTGAAGACGTATAGAAGTTAATTAGATTTACTGTGTATGCGATACAGTAAGAAACATAAAGGAAAAGAATGTCAAAGATCGTACTGAACGATGTAACGAACTTAAATGCTCTTTCTGTAATTAACGCTAATTTTGATAAGCTTGAACAAGAGCTACAGAGTAAAGTGTTATATCGGGACAACCCTGCAGGAGAGCCTAATGCGTTAGAGAGTGATGTGGATGCTAATGGACATAGCATCTATAATATTGAAAACCTCTCTATTACTGGAGGGTTTACTGTAGACGGTGAGAACGTTGGAGCGTACATTAGTCAAGCTCAGACCGCTGCTGATGATGCAGAGGCTAGTGCAATTGCTGCTGGTATTGCGGCTGCAAGCGTAGGTGTGAGTGCTAGTAATGCTGCTGCCAGTGCTGCTGCTGCTGCTGCTACAGCTACTACTGTAGCTGCGGAAGTAGATAATGCAGAAGCGGCTGCTATATCGGCTGCTGCTAGTGCTGTAACTGCTACTAATGCAGCTCAAACAGCTGCTGATGATGTGCTTAATTCTGTTCGTATTCCTACCGACTTGGTGGGAGCTGCAGGTCAGTTCTTGCAAGTTAGTATGGACGAAGCAGGTTTTGAACTTGTTGGATCAGTTGCTGCTCCTGTATTTTTTGGTTTTAAACTAAGCACCGATCAATCTAGTTTGATTATGGATTTTGGTCGAGACGACTACAACGTAGAAGAGTATGCCACATACACCGTTTTGGAAAATGTGGGTTTTGAAATTCAAAAGAATAATTTGGTGATTACACTATGAAGATTGATATCAATTCAATTGGCTATCGTTGGAAGGGCGTATACTCTCCTTATACGGCGTATTCAGAACGAGACGTTGTATTCAAACAAGGCGGAGCATACGTCCAACGAAGCGGTGTTATGGTGCCCTTTGCATTAGGTCAACTGGATGTGGTTACACCTGGTGCAATCCTTACAGGTGGTGATGAGAAATTTGGAATCTACGGGACAGTACTCCATTCCAACGGTGCAGCTACAGTAGACTTTCGGTTTATGGGCGAGCGTAACGGTACAGTTGCCACCGGTTTAATGGAAGGAATTGACTCCGGCAGCTGGGGTATGGCTGCTAATCAATACCAAGCTATTATGAACTCAGGTATTGTACGTGCATGGGGGTCTAATGATTCTGGGCGTAATGGTCTTGGTTCTAGTGATGGGAATATTTATAAACCCTCAACAGTTCCTTTTCCTGTAGGCACTCCTCCTATTAAAAAAATTAAAGCTGGTTGGATTTCTACTTACTATATCGATGCTTCAGGTGGACTGTGGGTAACAGGTATCAACAACGATAACCAACAAGGTACTAACACCAATAACCGTATTCCTATCAAACTTAATGGGTACGGGGCTCTTCCTTTGAATGCAAAAGTTACAAAAATTGTAACTAGCTATGACTATTATGCTAATCGTTCAATAGGTTGTCTTACAGAAGATGGTCGTGTATATGTCTGGGGCGCCAATAACTATGGTCAACTTGGTTTAGGTAATACTACTTCTCAAGCGACACCTGTGCTTTTACCTCTCAGTGTAACACTTCCTATGAAAGATTTGTATTTTTCAGCAGGAACGTATGGTGTTGGAGGTTTTATTACAACCGCTGGTCAACTTTACGCCTGCGGACACGATCGTAGTGGTCACGGATACACTACATCCATTCCAACATTGTTAGCTCCCTGGGATGATGGTGCAACTGTAAAACTGTTTAAATGCTCTGAATCCGATAACCATGCTGTGGTTGACCCTCAGTATATGCACCGTCAACTTGCAGTGCTTGATAATGGTGAGTTGTGGATTTGGGGTGCCGATTCAGGTCAAGTAACCGACGGGCAGACAGATAATAACAACGTTCCAAAACGCGTACTGACTGGTGTAAAAGATGCATGGTCATGGTCTGGCGGCTACTCGCGTTGTATTGCCCTGATGCAAGATGGCACTGTTAAAGCAGTAGGGACTGAAAGCTACCGTATTAATGGTAACGTATCAGGTTCAAACACCACCGCCTGGACCACTATTGGTAACAGTTATCTGACTAACGTTACTAAGATTTTAGCAATTGGCGGTACTTATGGCACAACTGCTTTGGCGTTACGCTCGAACGGTACAGCTGTAGGATGGGGTGCGGGTGCTCAAGGAAGCCATGGCAACGGTCGAGTCGATGAAAATAATTTACCTGATACATTTGTAATGTTGAATAGTAATATTATTGATATTGGCATGAGTGGTTACTGCTCCGGAGGTGACTATATCCTCACTACATACTTTTTAACATCGGACGGAAGTGTTTATGCTTCTGGATCAGGTAGTCAATACGTGAATGGTTTGTTTGAAAACAACTCCGTATCTATTCCTAAAAAAATTATTTTCTAAAAAGGATTAAATGTCTTCAATCAATTTAGGCAAAATTGCCTTCACGTATAAAAATACGTATTCTGCGGTTATCGTCTATAACAAACAAGATGTTGTTTCCTATAACGGAGATAGTTTTGTATGCTTGGTAGATGGAACTGTTGGTGTAACACCTTCTGACGCCCATGCAGCGTGGGACTTGTTTGCTCAAGGTACAACCGGTGTTTCTTCCTCTTCTGGTGAAATCATTTACAATAACGGAACTCAGCTGGTGGCTCTTCCTCCAGGTGTTTCAGGTCAGGTCCTTACAGTTAATCCATCAGGATTGCCAATCTGGGCTACTCCTGATATTCGTACCGGTTCAAAAGTTAGCAAGCTAATTGACAATCAAGTTAACGGTGCCATCAGCTCGTACCGTCGTACCGCTGTCATCATGAACGATGGTGCAGTGCGTTGCTGGGGTAATAACGAAAACTACATGCTGGGCGAGGGAACCTTGAACCACCGTAGTCAACCAGGACGTGTTGGTTTTCCTGTAGGATTCCCTGGCGCTTCTAAAATTTATCAGAGCTATAATTCAGCAGCTTACTGTATTGATACAGCTGGTCAGCTCTGGGCTTGGGGATATAATGGCTATGGTCAACTTGGTACTGGCAACACCACAGACCAAAAAGTACCTGTAAATATCAGCCTTGTTGCTACAGGTAGTTTGTTTGGTAAACAAGCAAGTCAAGTCATTCTTGCGGGCGGTATTGAAGGGTATCAATCAGTAATGGTTATTTGTACCGACGGTACTCTTCATGCTGCAGGTTATAATGGTTACGGTCAGCTAGGACAGGGTAATACCTCAGCGTATACTTTGTTTGTTCAAGTCCCTATTGTAACAAACGTTGTAAGTGCTCGTCTGGGAAGAGAGCGATACACTGCTTGTTATGCCGTACAAGCGGATGGTAAACTGTACTCTTGGGGGTATAATGCTGACTACCAACTTGGTGATAATACTACTACTGCAGCTTCCTTTCCAATTCAGCGTACTAACGGTAGTTTGTCTGGGAAAACAATTGTCAAAGTTTTTGCTTCATATCAACAAGCCTTTGCTCTAGCTAGTGACGGAACCCTTCACGGATGGGGTGTCAATACAACATATGGTAGTTTGGGTTCTGGCGATTTCCTTACTAAAACTATCCCTGTACAAGTAAACACAGCTGTCGCAGATGTGTATACCAACGGTTATGACTATCCATTAACTATTATTAAGAAAACCGATAGTACCATCTGGGCTGCTGGTGCTGGTAACTACGGTGCCAACGGTACAGTGGGACAAGTTGCTTCTGGTTCTTGGATTCAGATTCCTGTTGGAGGCGCAGTTAATAAAGTGCGCATTGGAGGAACAGGTAGTTATAATTACTGTTTTGCTCTTATGACAAATGGTACGGTCAAGGCCTGGGGATATAATGGTAACGGTGTTTTGGGATTGGGTCACGTACTTGTGGTGAACGGTTCTACCCCTCAAACCATGCCTATCCCGATCCGTACAGTTACCGATATTGCTGTGTATAGCGCTAGTTTGGAACAAAACGGTATTTTTCTTTTGGATGATGGTCAAATTTCTGTAACAGGATACGGTGGTAATTATGCTAATACTGATCCGTTTTCAGCTATTGCCTCTGTACCTACACCTGTGATTTTCTAATGGAAAATAAAGACGTTAGCCATTTTGAAATCTACGAAAGATTGCTAATTGTCGAGCAAGAGGTTCATAATTTAAAAAATGAAACCTCTGCAATGGTCCAAGCTTTTCATGCTGCTCAAGGTGCTTTTATAGCCCTTGAGTGGATTGCTAAAGTTGTCCGCCCTATAATTTACTTAGGCGGTATTTTTACAGCAGTCGTGTTATGGTGGAATCATAGATGATTATTGAATCAATCTTAGGTGCTTTAGTTCCTATAGGTGCTGAAGCAATTAAACAAGGCGTCTCTAAGCTATTTGGTGGTGTCAAACCTGCTACAATTGATGAGCAGATTAAACTAGATCAAAGTGAAATTGCTCGCTTAGAAGCCCTTGTTAAACTGGATACACCTGTTGGACAACCAAGCCAATGGGTGATTGATCTACGAGCTTCTGCTCGCTATATTGGTGCCTTAGCTGTTATTGCTACAGGTATTGGTACACTCTACGTTACTGGTCTTGATCCTGCGGTAAAAATGGTGGCTCTTGAAGCTGCCAATATTGCTTTTGGTTTCTTGTTTGGCTCACGTATTGTTAATACATGGGGACGTAAATGACATATCAACTAGGTCAACGATCTCTTGATCGAATGAAAGGTGTTGATGCCGATTTAGTACGTGTCATTAAACGTGCTATTGAGATTACACCTATTGACTTTACAGTTCTTGAAGGTATTCGTACTCTTGATCGTCAAAAAGAGATTATGGCTGCAGGTTTTACTCAAACAATGAAGAGTAAGCATTTAATAGGCCGTGCAGTTGATCTAGGTGCCCTTAAAGACGGTGTAATTACCTGGGATAAGCAACCCTACGTTGACATCTCAAAAGCTGTTAAACAGGCCGCAAATGAGCTTGGTGTATCTATCCGCTGGGGCGGAGACTTCAAGAGCTTCTTTGATGGCCCTCACTATGAACTAATGTAATGGCAACTAAAAAAGATTCACGACTTGCAAGTGCAGGCGTATCAGGTTATAACAAACCTAAAGCAACCCCTAGTCATCCTACCAAGAGTCACGTAGTTGTGGCTAAAGAAGGTGACAAAGTTAAAACTATTCGTTTTGGTCAAAAAGGGGTTAAAGGCTCTCCTGATGGTTCAGCACGTAACGAAGCATTTAAAGCTCGACATGCTAAGAACATTGCCAAAGGTAAAATGTCTGCAGCCTATTGGGCCGATAAGGTTAAATGGTAATGGAAGATAAACGATCTCTCATGCTCGACAGCATGGGTAAGTATCGTACTCAGTCATTGTTCCTTGAACTAGGATATGGTGATGAAGCGGTCTTCACATTGAAGGATATTGACCATTCTCTTAACGATAAATCTTATGTTTCGTTGAAGAGGTTGTATCTGGAATGTGAAGACCCAACTGAATACGAATTTGCTACACAGCATTTGCTTGGATGGAAACATTGGCAACGTCTGTGTGAAAATAAAATATTGCGAAAGCATATTGATGAATGGCGTGATGAGCTGGAGGTAAAGCTTCGTTCACAAGCCATCCTAGAAGCGATTAAACAGGCTCGTAACGGTACATTTCAAGCTGCTAAATGGGTAGCTGACCGTGGCTGGTCTACGCGTGCTGCAGGACGTCCTAGTAAAGCTGATGTTGAACATGAAAAGAAAATCATGGCTCGCATTGACAGCGAATACGGGGAAGACGTAGTGCGTATGTTCCAACAGAAACAAGGATAATACATGGCATCGGAAGATGAGGTTTGGCGTAAACAAGCTGCATTGAAACTAGAGAAAATGCCTGAAGAGGCTAAACAGATTCGTGAAACAGCAATCAACGACCTCTTCTTCTTTGCTCGTCTAGTTAATCCAGGATATGTCTACGGAGATATTCATAAAGAACTCTTCGTATGGATGCAAGAGTATAGTCTATACGGTCAAGGCCATGGGCAGTCCACTAACAAGCTCATTATGCTCCCTCGTGCTCACCTGAAGAGTCACATGGTTGCTACATGGGCTGCATGGATTATCACTCGCCATCCAGAAGTAACATGTCTATACGTTTCTGCTACAGCTGAGCTGGCAGAGACGCAGCTTTATGCTATTCAAAATATCTTAGCAAGTATAGTGTATCAGCGGTATTTCCCTGAGTATATTAACCCGCAAGAGGGTAAGCGAGAAAAATGGAGCCAACGTAAGTTTACAATTGACCATGTTAAACGTAAACAAGAAGGTATTCGTGATGCAACAGTGTCTACTGCCGGGTTGACAACTAACACAACTGGCTGGCACGCTGACATCATTATTGCTGACGACTTGGTTGTTCCAGAAAATGCTTACACTGAAGACGGTCGTGATGGAGTTATGAAGAAAAGCTCCCAGTTCACTTCTATCCGAAATGCTGGTGGATTTACAATGGCATGTGGCACCCGCTATCATCCGTCTGATGTATATGCTACTTGGAGAGCCCAGGAATACGATGTATTCAATGACACTGGCGATATTGTAAACAGAGAAAAAGTTTGGGAAATGAAAGAATATGCTGTGGAAACAGATGGTATTTTCTTGTGGCCCAAAGCTATGCGTTCAGATAAGAAGTTCTTCGGATTCGATGCACAGGTACTCGCACGGATTAGAGCTGAATATTCTGACCGTGTACAATTCTATGCACAGTATTACAACGATCCCAACGATCCAGGTTCCAATCGAATTGACCGCGAACGATTTCAATATTACGACAAGAAGTTTATTCGACAAGAGAACGGTAGTTGGTATTTTAAACGTAAACGTCTAAACGTCTATGCTGCTATTGACTTTGCTTTCAGTTTAAGCAAGAAGTCAGACAATACTGCTATTGTAGTGATCGGTGTAGATGAAGACAATAATATTTACGTGTTGGATATTGCAGTGTTCAAGAGCGATAAGATTAGTGAGTATTTTAATCAACTTGCTGGCTTACATTCTAAATGGGAATTCAAGAAGCTACGGGCTGAAGTGACTGTTGCACAAGCAGTTATTGTTCGTGACTTGAAAGATAAGCTACGTGAAGAAGGGATGACCCTCTCTATTGATGAGCATCGTCCTACACGTAATGAAGGTACTAAAGCTGAGCGTATTGCTTCTGCTTTGGAACACCGATATGAAAACCAATCTATTTGGCACTTTAAAGGGGGCTACATCGACATGCTTGAGGAAGAACTTATCCTAGCACGTCCAGCCCACGATGACATTAAAGATGCCCTTGCAAGCGCTGTAGAGATTGCAGTAAAGCCCAAACGTACTCGTGAGCTAGAAGATGGCTATACGAACGTTGTTCAGTTTAATTCTCGTTTCGGCGGGGTCCGTTTTAGGTAAATAATGGCAAGTAAACCACTAGAAATTACATCAATGTTTGGCCGAGATAATGAAGCCAAATACATTGCTCATACATGGCATACATACAACACACAGCGACAACCTAAGCTTGAGCTTTGGAAAGAGCTTCGTAATTATGTGTTTGCTACCGATACAACCACTACTACTAACAAAACACTGCCTTGGAAGAACAGCACTACGCTGCCTAAGTTGTGTCAGATTCGTGACAACCTTCACTCCAATTACATCTCTGCACTGTTCCCTAACGATGAGTGGCTGCAGTGGGAAGGCTACAACGCGGATGCGGCTGTAAAAGACAAAGCATTGGCCATTGAAGCATACATGTCTAACAAGACACGAGAAAGCCATTTCAGGACCGAAATGAGCAAATGCTTGTATGACTATATCGACTATGGAAATAGCTTCGCTACGGTCGATTTTGAGGCTTCCTACCGCACTGATGACAAAGGGTATAAGACTCCGCAGTACATTGGGCCTCGTTTGCGTCGTATTAGTCCTTTGGATATTGTTTTCAACCCATTGGCACAAACATTCAAAGAATCATTTAAAATCATTCGTTATGTTAAACCTATTGGTGAACTTAAGCGGATGGCTGATTCCGAACCAGATAACGCATATCTGAAAGAAGCTCTTGCTAAACGCAATGAGATGGTGAAGTATGCCAATGCATATGGTGTTGAAGACGGTGATAAATCTGATGCCATGCAAGTGGATGGTTTTGGTAATTACAACGAATATCTGCAGAGTGGTTATTTTGAAATGCTCATCTTCTACGGTGACATTCATAATCAGGAAACTGGTGAACTGCAAGTAGGTCGTACCATCACTGTTATTGACCGTATGTTTGTCATTAACAACTCTCCGTATCCTTCGTGGCTGGGGCATTCTCCGGTGTACCATGTAGGGTGGCGTACCCGACCTGATAATCTCTGGTCTATGGGGCCTTTAGAGAACTTGGTGGGCATGCAATACCGCATTGACCATCTGGAGAACTTGAAAGCAGATGCCATGGACTTGGCAGTGCTTCCTCCTTTGGTTATCTCAGGTGAAGTGGAAGCATTCAAATATGGTCCAGGTGAAGAGATTCACATTGATGAGAATGGAAGCGTAACCGAACTTGCTCGTAACGTCCAATGGGTGATTACAGCTGAGCAAGGTATTGACAAGCTTGAGATGCGAATGGAACAATACGCTGGTGCTCCACGAGAGGCTATGGGTATTCGTTCTGCAGGTGAGAAAACAGCTTTTGAAATCCAACAGCTGCAGAATGCCGCAGGACGTATCTTTCAAGAGAAGATTACTACATTCGAGATTGAATTACTGGAACCTATTCTTAACGCTATGTTGGAGACAGGACGCCGTAATTTGGATCAAGTAGATGTTATCCGTGTCATCAATAACGACTTGGGTGTTAAACAATTTATCAACATCACTAAAGACGATATTACCGCCTCCGGTATTCTTCGTCCTATTGGTGCTAGACATTTTGCAGCTCAAGCTCAGATGGTACAGAACTTGACACAGTTGTCTAATACACAAATCTGGCCTCAAATCTCTGCTCACATTAGTTCTATCGAACTAGCTAAGATGGTTGAGGATTTGCTTAATATTAACCGCTTTAAGTTGGTACGTCCTAACGTAGCAATCTTTGAACAACAAGAAACTCAACGACTTGCTGGACAAGCTCAAGAAGACTTGATGGTTGAACAATCAATGCCTGTTGCATAATGAAAACTATTCTAACTAAAGGGTTAGACGACAAGAGAGCTGAAGAATTAGTTTCCGACTTTAAAGCTTCAGCTTTCCTTCGTGAACGCCTCTCGGCTATTTTATCTGATAAAGTTGATGCGTTACGAAGAGAAGTACGTACTAAAACGAAGTATGAATCGCCCTCCTGGGCGTATGTACAAGCTGACTATATCGGTTACGAAAGAGCCATTTACGAAGTTATTTCACTAATTTCTTCAAATTCTGGTGAAAAAGACTGAAATTTGGGGTATTAGCTTACACAAGCAAAGTAAGTAAGTATACTTAATCAGTGAACGTAGTGAACGATTAAGGATATAGTTAGTATTTAATACTAATATACTTATGTAGTAAGTTACATTGGCATATAGCTCAGACGGTAGAGCGCATGACTGTTAATCATGATGTCCTTGGTTCGACCCCAAGTTTGCCAGCCAATTTTTATACGTATAGGAATTCAAATCAGTGTCAGACCAGACCTCGATTTTCAATAATCAAAATCCTCCACCCGGAGACAATCAAAACAACGGCGGTAGCAATACGCCACCCGGTAGTAACAATGACCCTCTAGGCAACCTCCTAGCCGGTATTAAGAACGACCGTGGAGAGCAGAAGTACAAATCAGTTGAAGACGCTCTTAACGCTCTGAAGCATTCTCAGGACTATATTCCACAGCTAAGCGATAAACTTCGGCAGCAGGAACAGGAACTCGCAGAAGCTAAAGCAGCAGCAGCTAAGATCACTGAACTGGAACGTACTCTACAAACTCTCACTCAGAATAACACACCTCCTGCATCTACCCCACCGGTTCCAGCAGGATTGTCAAAAGAGGAAATTGCGGAACTCATTTCTAACACTCTGACTACGCAACAGCATGCTGCTGTCGCTAAAGAGAACTTAGGCAAGGTTGTCACCACACTTACAAAGTCGTTCGGTGATAAGGCTGAAGAAGTCTTTTACAACAAAGCTAAAGAACTCGGTATGTCGATCGTAGAGATCAATTCTCTTGCGGCTAAGTCTCCTCAAGCAGCTTTCAAGCTCTTGGGTCTTGACGGCTCTCCTAGTACCTCTAGCGCCCCTAATAGCGGCTCTATCAACACTGGAGGGTTCCAGCCTCGGCAAGATTCATTCGTCGGTAAAAACTCTAAACCTACACTCATTGGTGCTACAACTGCTGATTTGCGTGAAGAAACACATAATGCTAAGCGTATGGTGGATGAGTTGCATACTCAAGGACTCTCAGTCCATGATCTTACCGATCCGAAGGTATATTTCAAACATTTTAAGTAAGGATAAACAATGTCTCAAAATCGTGGCAACTCTGCTGCCTTTATCGAAGCCGAACAGTATTCGGCCTTCATTCTCCGCAACCTGCAAGATGGTTTGCTCCCAGGTGTAATGTATCGTAACGTGTCTGACTTCGGTTCGGGCACTACTCTGCATATCAAAACCGTTGGTACTGTCACTATTCAAGACGGTGCTGAAGAAGTCGCATTCGACTACACTCCTATCGAATCGGGTGAAGTGACTCTGACCATTACTGACTACGTTGGTGATGCTTGGTACGTTACTGATCAGTTGCGTGAAGACGGTGCTCAAGTTGAAGCTCTGATGTCGGCTCGCTCTAGCGAATCCACTCGTGCCATCCAAGAAATCTTCGAGACACGTTTCCTGCGTAAGGCTAACACCTCGCAGACTAACGCTGGTGCTAACTTGGTGAACGGCTTCGCTCACCGTATTGCTTCGGCTGAAGTGAACAACGTTATTGCTCTGGGTCACTTCATCTCCATGAAGCTGGCTTTCGACAAAGCTAACGTTCCTATGGCTGGTCGCGTTGCCATCGTTGATCCTGTGGTTGCTGCCACTTTGGACAAGCTGGTGACCATTGGTCGTGACGTGACTCCTTTCGGTGCTCAGATTCTGCAGAACGGCTTCGACCGTGACCACCAGTTCCTGATGAATCTGTATGGCTGGAACATCATCACCTCTAACCGCCTTGACACTGGCACCTTCTCCGATGGCACCACTAACGTGTCTAACGCAGTTGCTAACGTGTTCATGAGCGTTGCTGATGACAACACCAAGCCTGTGATGGCTGCATGGCGTCGTATGCCTAAGGTTGAAGGCGAGCGTAACAAAGACCTGCGCCGTGACGAATTCGTTACTTCGGCTCGTTGGGGCTTCGGTACACAGCGCGTCGATACCTTGGGTATTGTGATTACCTCTGCTGTCAATAGCTGATAGATAACACGGCTCCTGCCTCTACGAGAGTACGCAGGAGTTCTTCTGAATACATAAGGATATATAATGACATTTAAAAATAACGCAGGCATTGGCGTGTTCCAGAACTACGGTAAGCGTGATACTGGTAATGCAGTGGGTCTTGAGCAAGGTACTAATTCGGGTTTCCGTCTGAGTGTTAACTTGACTGGTCAGATGTTGAACGATGGTTTCGTTCCTCCTGTCGTAGTGCCTAAGGGTGCTTTGTTCCGTTCCGCTACATTGCGTGTGGATGAAGCCTTTGCTTTGGGTGGTACATCTCCTACCATTCGTATCGGTGCTGCTGGCTCTATTGCCACTAACGGTGTGGTGATTACTGAAGCGCAAGCTGAAACTGTTGGTACTAAGGCTTTGGCCGCTGGTGCTGGTCAGTGGGCTTTCGATTCTACCACTGGCACTACTGCTGCTGCTAAAGTGGCTATCGACATGGGTGGTACTAGCCCTACATCGACTAACGGCGGTAAAGCTGTTCTCGTGCTTGAATTCTTCAATAAGGCCAAGGCCTGAAGCACACACTAAAGGAGCTTCGGCTCCTTTTTTTGTTTGTACTTAAGAAAGCGAGGAAAATAAAATAGCTATTCAACATAAAAATATTCCCGACGCTGAACTTCACGAATCCAAAGGAGTAGCTGGTGCTATTTCTAACACTGCCTATTTCGCTAATGGTGCAGGCTCTGGTTCGTTTAAGAAGGTTGGCTCTGAGACGTTTAAAGGTCTATCTGGTGATGGTGGTGTAGCACGTCTGAAGATTGTTACAGACGGGGCGGATGGTTTTGATTTGTATCGTGATTATGCATTTGGTAAAATGCACATTACAAATAACGCAACCCCTTTTGCTCTGGCTGCTGCTGCTGATCCTACATTGAATACATCCAGTCAATATGTGTTGTTGACAGGTTCGGGGGCTCCGTTTGCTAACGGGACAGGAGATGGTGTAGAGTTTTCTACTAACAGACTTACTGTTGGTTATGCAGGTATTTATGATTTGAACTTCTGGGCATGTTTGACAGGATTCCCTAGTAATACGGCTAAAGTAGCAATGAAGTTTCGTATCAATGGTACAACATTCTCTAGCATGAAGGTTGTAACTAAATCGAATTCTAACGGTGATGATGGTATTTTTGCTGCTAGTGATTTTATTCAACTCGCTGCAAACGACTATATTCAGCTATATATTGCCTCAGATGTTACAGGTAACGTTGTGATTAACAACTCAGCCCTTACAATGAAAATGATTAAGGCACTCTAATGAAAATGTCGCTACTTGAAATGGTTCAGAGTATTCTGAACGAAATGGATGCTGACGAAGTTAACAATTTAGATGATACAATTGAAGCACAGCAAGTAGCTCAAATCATTAAGGATTGCTACTACGAAATGCTAGGTAACCGTAATTGGCCCTTTATGCGTAAACTGCTACAGTTGGAATCTTCTGGCAGCATATCAAAACCTAATTACCTAAAACTCCCTGACACACTTAAAGAACTGGTATCGTTTAAATATGATAATGGAACTATTGCAGAACCTCTATTGCAAGATGTGGTTTATAAAGAACCAGATGCTTTCTTACGTTACGTCTCTAGTCGAAATGCTACGCTTGACAACGTATCAACCGTCATTGACCACGGCGGCTCTAAGCTGCTTATTGTAAATAATAAAGCTCCTCAATTCTGGACTTCATTTGATGATACTTATCTTGTCACAGATTCATGGGAAGAAGTGAAAGACACTGCGTTGCAAAAGAGCAAAACCCAATGTCTGGCATATATTGTTCCCGGATGGATTCGTACAAATGAAGCCATTCCTGACCTTCCTATTGATGCCTTCCCTGCGTTGTTAGCAGAAGCTAAGAGTACAGCTTTCCTGGCCGTGAAGCAAGTAGCTAACCAGAAAGCTGAACAGAAAGCAGGACGACAGCAACGCTGGTTGTCCCGTAAAGCATGGAGAGCAGAGGGCGGTATTCAGTATGCAGATTTTGGTCGTAAAGGACGCCGATGATTATTTATAAAGGCTATCAAATTAAACCACACAAAGCCATCCCTAAGCTGTACATTGTTGCAACTGATGGTAAGGGTGGTAAGATTCCAGATATTCTTTCTGGGATGTATACCTCCACTGGTGTAGCAAAACTGGCAGTCGATCAATACGTTGATAAGAAGCCCAAGAAAGAAACTGAGAATGCCAAAGAAGTCAGTAAAGATTGAATTTAAGAACTTCATCAAGGGGTTGATTACAGAGGCCAGCCCAGTAAACTTCCCCCCTGAAGCTTCTTCGGATGAAGAGAACTTCCGACTTAATCGTGACGGTACACGTGATCGTCGATTAGGTATGGACTACGAACAAGAAGCTGAGCTTCGAGCACTCGGTGTTACTCTTGGAACATTGCTTGAGCAAGAGCCGGTTACGTTTGAATGGAAGAACGTAAAAGGAGATTCAGGTACAGTGTTCTTGGTTGTGCAGATTCAAAAAGTATTGACATTTTTCGATTTGCAAGTAGGTTCCATGTCTAAGGATGGATACAAAGGAACGATTACACTCGATTCTCTTCCTTCTAATACGGAGTTCTCATTTGCCAGTATTGATGGTCGATTGGTTGTAGCAGCGGGTGCTGACGCTATCACGGTAGTTGAGTACACTGGCTCGTCGTTCACCTCTTCATATCAATCGTTGAAAGTACGAGATGTTTGGGGTGTTGAAGTCGTCGGTACAGCTGAGTCTGATTCTACATTCCGTCCTGCTACTTTGTCGGCGGCTCATCAGTACAACCTGTACAACCAGTCATGGGGCATCCCTCGTAAAGATAGCACAGGTACCTTGCTAGATCCTGTTAATATTTATGCCACAAGCCTTACGGTGCACCCAAGTAACGCGGAGATGGTTTGGCCGGGATTGCAGTTCCAACCCGTATCCGCTACACAAACACCTTTTGAACGTGTATATCCTAATCTTTACACTGAGATATTGGGTGCAACGACAATTGCTCCTAGGGGGTATTTCATCATTGATGCTCTGCGTCGTGGTGAATCTCGCTCAGCTGCTGTTGTAGCTAACAAAAGTAAATACTCTCAACTAGGTCTTGCAACATTTACTGCTCCATCTGATTATTCATCTGGTGGTGCCACTGTTGTTACGGAATTTGCTGGTCGAGTATTCTATGCAGGGTTTAACGGCACAGTTGTTAACGGTGATAAACGTAGCCCTGACTTGTCTAACTTTGTGTTTTTCTCTCAGTTAGTGAAGAGTGCTCCAGACATTACTAAGTGCTACCAAGAAGGCGACCCGACATCAAGAGAGTCGAGTGACATTGTTGATACAGATGGTGGTTTTATTAGATTGTCCGGTATCGATCGTATTATCTCGCTTGTCAACCTATCTAGTCATTTGGTGGTTATTGCCACTAACGGTGTATGGATGATCTCTGGTGGCAGTGACTATGGTTTCTCTGCCACGAATCACAAGACACAACGTATCTCTGCATTTGGGTCTCTAGGTACTCGTTGTGTTGTTGAGGATTCCAGTAAGGTTTTGTACTGGTCTGAGGATGGTATTTATGCAGTGGGTAAGGATCAGCTAGGTGAATATACAGCCACTAACATTACGCAGAGTACTATTCAAACATTCTATGAACAAATCCCTAACACCACTAAAGAGAAAGCCATCGGTATTTACGACGCAGTTGGTAAGAAAATCAGATGGATTTATCATGAAGGAACTCGTTTTACACGAGACTCCCTGACAAAAGAACTCGTTTTGGATTTGACAATCAATGCATTCTATGTAAATCGTATATACAATTTGGATAGTAATACTGCAGAAGTTATTAGTGCATTTAAGTCTACTCCGTTCCAATCAGGAGCAGGTAATACACTTGTGTTGGTAGATAATGACGAAGCCTTTGCTGCCTCTGACCAAGTTGTGGTTCCGAGTACAGGTCGTCAAGCTGGTATCCAGTCTTCTCGGTACCTTTGTGTGATCTTGGTTGAAGGTGTTCCGTATTTCACATTTGGTTACTATAACAATCCTTTCTTCCGAGATTGGGAACAAGTTGATGGTAATGGCGTTGATGCTAAAGCATATTTGACCACTGGTGATTATACAGCAGATGACTCATCTATTCACAAGCAGATACCTTATCTAACTATTCACTTCCTTCGTACTGAGAATGGTGTGGATGCAGAGCTAAACCCTTTGAGTCCATCTGGATGTTATGTACGTTCCATGTGGGATTGGGCAAACGGATACCAATCAAACAAATGGGGCCCTTTGATGCAAGCTTATCGTTATCGTAAGCAGTACATTCCTAGTGGTCCTGATGATGATTACAATACTGGATTTGAAGTTGTCTCCTCGCGTAATAAATTACGTGGACGTGGCAGAGCATTCAGTTTGTATTTTGAAACAGAGCCTAACAAAGATTGCCGTTTGATCGGCTGGAGCTTAGCACTAAATGGAAACGCAATCACTTAAAGAAGTGTTCTTTGAGAATGATGATTACACGTTAGAGATCGAACCGTTCAATAAGATGGTTGTGCTTCATTGCACAGTAAGAAATTGGACGGTTGCATCTCTACGTCACGGGTATAGTAAACTAGGTGAACTAATGAATAGCGTGTCTGATTTAGGATACGAACATTTAATCACAATTACCCCTAACCCTAAGTTTGCTAAACTATTCGGAGGAGAGGTTATTGATAAATTCTCCCGTAACAATGAAAACTATGAGGTAGTGAGATGGGACTTGATCCAATAACATGGGCTGTAATTGCCAGTGCAGTAGTAGGAACAGCGTCCTATGTAGACGCTAAAGAAGCACGAGGGGAACAAAAGGCCTCAATGCAGGCTCAGGCTAAAGTGCAAGGTCAGATTCAGTCTGAACAGAAAGCATCTAATGTAGCAGCTGCAGCAAACGAAAGACGACAACAAATTCGGGAAGCACGAGTACGTCGCTCTCGCGTTATGCAAACATCTTCCAATACCGGTACTACTGGTAGTTCCGGAGAAGTGGGTGCACTAGGCTCTTTGAGTACAGGCTTGAGTTCCAACATTGGTTCTAATTTGGGACAGATTGAAACAGCTAATCGGGTTACTGAACTGGGGCAAACCGCAGCTGACTTTGGTACAGCAGCTAACATAGCTGGTGTTAATGTACAAGATGCTACATCCATGTTCCAATTGAGTACTAGCATCTTCAGTAGTCTTGGCGGACCAGAGGCTGCAATTAAAGCGATTAAATAAAAGGTTTACATGGAAACATTAGATGATTTGATGGGTACGCCTGAAGAGCCTACCGATTTGAATATTTTTAATCCTGGTCAGGAATCTGGTTCTACCCCTCCTATGTCTGCAATTAAGACACGAGCGGCCGGTACTTCTCTCTTGGCAGGAGACCCTAATAAAGCTGTTGAAAACTATCAATTGATGGTGGCTGAGGGTGAGACAGGCGGAGATCAGATCACTAAGTCTTTGCAAGGTCAAGCAGCTGAACAAAGCCGTAAGATGGATATGCAAAGCATGATGGGAGTTCTCTCTGATGCATCCATCCCCTATGAGCGTAAGAAGGCTGTTGTTGATGCGTTTAACAAGAGTGCATTCTTGAAAGAGCCATCAGTTCAGCTGATGACTAATGCTCTGGCTCAAGGTAGTCGAGGTGAAACTGAAGACAACGAACGGGCTCGCCTCACTGTCTCTGATGCTATCGGTGAAATCCACGAAGTGAGTAAGACAGTTCAGGGATTGGTTAACGCTCACACTTCCTCTCTTGATTGGAAGAATGCTAAGACTGTTGCTGACACTGCTGCTTTGTGGCTTGCTCCTTTCGGCACAAGCGTATCGGTAGCTAAGGTTACTGAGGAACAACGCAAAGCAGGCGAGAGTATCTGGGGTACTGTAAAGAGCTTCTTGCTTCCCGGTACTAAGATTAAAGACTTGCAAGAAAAGCTTCGATCACTCCCTCCTTCTGAGCGTGAAGCCTTCACAACTTCTTTGTTGGATTCTATCTCTAAGAAGAGTGGTGTTATCTTCTCCAGCGAGAACCAGTTTGCTCAGATGCAGATGGCTGCTCAAGTGTTTGGTGAGGATGGTTACAGTGATGCAGATAAGTGGATTGATAACGTTTCTGTGCTGTTGGATATCGTGGGTCTCGGTGCTTTTGTACGAGGTGGTAAAACAGTCGCTAAGGGCGCTAAAGCAGCTGAGGCTACCCAAGTACCAACCATTGCTAAACAGCCTGCTGTAGGCCCTGTAAAGCCTTCTGCAGCCCCTTCTCCACAAGCAACCGATAGCATCTTTACATTACGTCCTCGTAAAGATGAAGAAATCCAAGGAAGTGTTGCTGCATTCCAACAGAACTTGATTACTAAGCTTGAAGCTGAGAAAGCTGATTTGCTTGGTTCCGCAGGTAATCTGGCTGAGAGTGGTACTATCCGTGCATTGAATGATGAGATTGATACCCTGCGTACTCAGTTGATTCCAGATAGCAAGGACAGTGTTAAGAACGTTGCTAAAGAGATTCAAACATCTAAAGGGATTTCTTACAAAGAAGCCCTGAAGGAAGCTAACAAACAAGTTAGTGACAATAATGCCAGCATCAATTCTAGCATTGGACGTATTGAACAGCAGGTTAATACCAATCGTGAAGCTGCCACAGCTACACAGCGTATTGCGGCTATCGAAAAAGAGATTGGTCAGTTTAAGTCTACGATGATGGATGGTCCAGGTGCTCTGACTCCTATTGCTGACTTGGTTCGACGTATTGAAGTGCGTAGTGTTGTGTCTACATACAACCCTTCCAGCCCTGCTGCTATTATGCAACAGGCCAACCCTGAGAAGTCTCGTGCTCTGTTTGAAGCTACCTTCAAGAGTACAGATGATGCAGTGGCTGAAGGACTGTACGGCACCACTAAGATGGATGCTATTGCTGGTGATGTGTTTCCTCAAGCGGTGACAGAATCTGGTAAGGTTGTTTCTAAGCCTATTGACATTCAGCGTAACCTGCGTAAGTCTTTGGACGTGCCAGAGGATATCCTACAGGCAGTGCAAGGCTCTGGTGGATTGCAATACACTCGTGGTGAGAAAGCTTCTGCTCGTGCTAACAAGGTGAATGAATTTGCTGCTGCAGAAGGCTTGCATATGATGGAGAGCATGGGCTCCTTCCGTTTGGATGGTGAACAGTTTAAGATTAGTGCAGTGTATGGTACACCTGAGGGTGCATTCTCTAACGCCGAAGAAGCTTACAATCAAGCATTGTATGCCCTGCGTGGTCAAGGTATTCTCCCTGAAGAGATTGTCATCTTGAAGAAGGATGGATTGGATCACACACCAGTTAAGCTGGAAGATGTAAAAGGCATCGAAGGCAACTACTTGGTGCGTGTCGAAACCACTTCTGAGATTGATCCTACTGACATCAGTAACTGGGAGATGTTTGATGTTAAGCGTAATTGGCTTGACCGTATCCCTCAACTCAATCGTGATGGCTCCGGTAGTGCTGCTCGTTTGATTGCTGATGCAGCTTCTATGCTTCATCCAACATACACAGGTGCTGCCTCTGTAGCTTCGGATCGTGGAGCCAGCTTCGAGAAATTGATGCTCGACTTCGCTTCTCAGTTCTCTGACAAGTTTACTGGTTTGCGTAAAGGCGAACAAGTAAAGGTTAACGAATATATTCGTGAAGCTAACGCTAAAGAACTAAAGCTGGATACTGTTGATTTGATGGCTCGTGGGTTCTCTCCTGAAGCTATTGAGGCTGTACAAGCATGGCGTAAATACTGGGATGGTCATTTCTATCTTGAGAATCTGGACTTGGTTCGTACATTGAACGGTCAAGGATTCCAACGATTGATTTCTCCTAATGCTGACCTCTTCGGTAAGCCACTGGGAAGTTATCAAGACGTAGGTAAGATTTACGATCCAACAACAGACATGGTACTCACAATGAGCAACGATGCGTTGAAGGGTATCTATGACAAAGGAGGCTTTGTAGCTCGTCTTCGTCGTCCTACATCATTCGGTGCTGATACAGCTGAACATGTATTGGTTCGTAATAACTCGGATGAGTATATGCGTACCATCCGTGATACAGATCAAGTGCTGAACTATCGTGACGGTTATTATCAAGTTCAGTACAAGGCTCCTCGCTTTGTGGATGAGATTGATGCTAACGGTATGCGACGTGCTGTAGCTGTAGCAGGTGACACAAAAGAAGCTGAAGCATTTGCTCAGCGTATGCGTAGTCAAAACCCTGATATGGTTTACAACGTTCGTTCAGACGATCGTATTATGCGTACTAGCTCTGATGATTGGTTTGACATCAACTCATCATCTGGACGTATTGCTCAACGCCATCGGGGTAAGTTGCTGGAAGATGCTTCTGGTTTGAATTTGTTGGGTGACGGTAGTTACGTTGTTAATCCTGTTGAGTCAGCCATTGCAGCTGCCCGTAGTATTGCAGGCCGTACTATTAACCGTCCTATGCTGGAAGGGGCTAAGGCTCGTTTCATGAATCAATATGAACGATTCCTGCCCTCTGATGGTATTGGTGGTAAGAAGTTTCCTAACTCTGTTGGGGACATTGGTGCTAAGGGTGAGCAGTTCACAAGTGATGTAGCAGATGCTCGCACTGCATATGAATACATTCGGTATCTGGAAAACGGATACATTAACGGAATGGATAATGTGTACAAAGCTGGCATGAATGCTATTGCTGATATGCTCGGTAAAAAGGGAATGGCTAAGTCGGAACGTGCTGCTATGTTGGCCGGAGAGACTTCTATTTCTGGGTTCGGTAAGGGCTCTGTTTTCATGGCCTACATCGGAACTAACCCTCTTCGTCAATGGGTTGTGCAAGCTCACCAAGGTATTCGTACATTTGCGTACAATCCTACTGGATGGGCTACTGGGTCTATTGAAAAGAACATGGGTCAATATCTGGGAGCTAAGTCTACAGCTATGACCAACATCTCTAAAGAAGCTCAGGAGTTTACTAAGTTTATTGACGATAGTGGTTTAATGGCTGCTGTGGATAAACAGAACTTGGTACGTGGTACTCTGCTAACTGCTGCTGACTCCAGTAATAAACTGGTACGAGCTGCATCAGCTGGTCCTAATGCTCTGCGACGTATTGGCTTTGACTTAGGTGAAGCAGGTAACAACTTGATTCATGCTGCTGCTGTGTACGACCGATATAAACGTCTCGGTAAAGACTTAGCAGATAAGACAGTACGCGATGAAGCTTATTCTGAAATCCGTGCTCTTAGCTATGATATGAACTTTGCAGGGGACATGCCGTACAACCAGACCAGTGCTGCTGTATTGCTTCAGTTTATGCAAGTCCCTCACAAGGCTATGCTACAGGCTACTAACCGCCGTCTTGATCGTGCTACACGTGCTAAGTTGGTGGTTGCTGATACATTGCTATGGGGTGTTCCCGGTGCTGCTGCTATTAGTGCGGTGATGGGTGGAGACATTCTCCCTGAAGACGCTAAGATGCGAGAGACTATCTTGTACGGTCTGGAGAGCATGATGATGAACGAGTCGTTGCGTGAAATCTTCAAGACTGAAAAGATTGATATTGATTTCTCTAGCTTAGCTCCTCACGACATGACAGGATGGGGTGAGTTCTTCCATGCTATGCTAACAGGTGGTGCATCACAGATGATTGCCAATAGCCCTGCAGGTCAGCTCTTCTTCAAAGAAGGAGGACGTACTCGTGAAGCCATTTCTTCTGTAGCTCGTTTCTTCGGCATGCAAGAAGACATTGATGAAACTCCTCAAGAAGCTCTGGCTGTGATTAACGAAGTCTTGAAGATTTCTTCTGGATGGAATAACGCAGTGAAGGCTCACTTGGCCCTGGAGACAGGAAAGACTTATGACAAGCATGGTCGATTGATTGATTCTAAGACACACCCTGTTGAAGCATATATGCAAGCCTTTGGCTTCCCATCTGCTAATCAGCGTGACTTGTATCAAGCATCTCAAACTGCTGCTACTAAGACTAAAGAGCACAAAGACGAAGTGTTGTCTGTGTACAAAGGTGCATTGCGTTATTATCAAACTGAACTGGAACGCGGTAATACCGATGTTAAGTTCATCACGAAAGTAACTAGCTTTGCTCTGCGTAAGTATAAGGATGACCCTGTTGCTCAAGACATCATCTACAAGCAGCTATCATTAGACTTGCAGAATAAAGATACACAGCTTATGTCTCAAATCATGAAAGCAATTAACTTGCCTAATGCCACTTCAATGCGTGACAGTATTCGTCAGATGCCTGTACCTGAAGAACAGAAACAGTTGTTGATGCAACGCATTGACGACATTGAGAATATTCGTAAACAGAAAGGTAACTAATATATGGCCGAATTCGGCGTTAATGCTACGCAGCTCTCGGCCCCGCAAGGGGCTGGGGCTAACGTTGTAGCTCCAGTGGAAGAACGAGCTGTTAGCACCAGTATGATTGGTGCTCTTGCCAGTGTGGGTGATGTAATCACTACAGGCATCAAGAGTGCTTTGAAAGCTAATGCTGAACAGACTAAAGAGGCTGTAGTTGGTAAGTATGTAAACGATCAAGCTAGTATTAACCAAGCTTTGGCATCAGGGGACGTATCTCCTCAAGAAGCTTCAGCTCGTTCACGGGCTTTGTTCACTAAGTATTCTGGCAACTACTCTGGCTATATTGAGGATTTTGGTAAAGCTGCTGCTGCACTGAAAGGATACAGTGAGCTTGGTACAGCCGAGAAAGCTGTTGAGACAGCTGCTGATTTGCGTAAGAGTTCTATTTCTGCTGCTCAATCCGCTGGGTATCAGTTCTTCCCAGGTATGAGTACTGTTGCAGAAGATGCTCAACTACGTGCTTATTCTATTGGTCAACGTGCTCGTACTGAGTTTGATGACCAAGCTAAGCGTAATGCGGAACGACGTGCTCAAGGGACTTACGATCGTGGTGTTGCAGATCAAGAATCTAAGCAAACAGGTATCCGGGTTATTAACGATATTGCAGGTTCTCAGCTGGCTGCAGTTCGTGAGTTTGGGGTATCACTCGGGGAAGCTGTACGCTCAAATCGTATTACTCCTGAAGATGCTCAGGCACGATTGTTAGATCGATTCAGTACCATTAACATGGCTTTGCAATCTGCTGCCGGTGTTAATCCTGAATTGGCTGCTCCATATCGTAGTATCTTTACAGATGTACAGAAACTCTCTGAGCAGTTTATTGATCCTAAGGTCAACCTTGCTAACTTGACAGCTCAAGTGGATACCCTTGTTAATCGTCAAAAGCTGGCTGCTATGCAAGACCCTACAGCTGCTAAGACAGTTGCCATCTCTCAGTTGTTCGGTAACAACGCTCAAGTGTTGCTTAGTGCTACACCTGCTGTTGCTCAAACCATCACTAAGATGTTTGCAAACGATCCAGACAGCGGAGCATACGTTCCCCCTATCGTTGGTAATCCAGAGGTTGAGAAGGATGCATTTAAGTTCTTGAAGTCTAGTATGACTTCCTTGACTAACGGTCAATACGCTGACAACGAGAAAGCCAAGGGCGAGATGGAACGATCTGTCCGTCATGTCCTGAAACAAACAGCTGATACGATTGGGCGAGGAGCTAGTGCCAAGACATTGCAGGAAGCTGCTTCGTTCTTTGCATCTCCCGAGTACGGTAAGTGGTCCAGCGAGAATAAGATTGATCCCCAAGAGCAATTGGCTGCATATCGAGCTTTCCAGCTTTCGTATGAACCAACTGTGATTAAGGGTGTAGAGAAGAAGCTCAACGATGCGTTTGTTCGTAATACCGGTCTGACTCCTAACCGAGCAGCTACAGGTGGACAACTTAAGCCAGTGATGGATACCCTTAACAAGGATAACTTTACAGTGACCTTTAACGGCTCGGGTATTATGTTTAACATGAAGCAACAGCCTACCGATCCTCTGGAAGCTCGTTACGCCAGCGAATCTATTAAAGCTATGAAGACGTCTCAAGATGCTGTCAATCAATTGGTACGTATTGGTGCTCACATGGAAGGTACAACAAACTATGCTAAGTTCTGGGAAGAAAACAAGCATGTCTATCTCCCCTCGTTCTTCTCTAAGTATCAAGGCTTGGAGATCGGTCAAGTGGTTGATGGTATGCGTTACAATGGCGGTGATGCTAAGGCTGACACCTCGTGGTCTAAGGTGAAATAATGGCTGATCCTATTGAACCAGTTAAAGCTGCTGAGGCACCTGCAAAGATGCCTTGGGAGATGGAATGGATGGAAAAGCCTAAGCAGGCAGTGATGCAGGCTGTCACTGCTGTTAAAGAGGCTGTAGGAAGCGTTAAAATGCCCTGGGAGCGCGATTGGACAGAGAAGCCTAGGGCTACTATACCTGAAGCTCCTAAAGCTCCTGTAGAGGCTCCTAAGGGCTTTGACATGAAGAGCTACACGGGTAAGCTGATTCAAGCTGAGAGCGGAGGGGTGGCAACAGCTAAAGCTAAGACCAGCTCTGCCCTGGGACTGGCTCAGTTTACTAAGGGTACTTGGATGGAACAAGTTTCTAAGCAAGGGCTGGATTATACGCTCAACGATCGAACTAATCCTGAGAAGGTGAAAGTTGTTCTTGAGGGATTCACTCAGCAGAACCTGCAGAAAGCTAAGAAAGAATTGGGACGTGAACCTACTCAAACTGAGGCGTACATGTACCACTTCGTACCTGCTAATGCAGCCGAGTTGATTAAGGCAAACCCTAACACCCCTGCTACACGTTACGTATCAGAGGCAGTGGTTAAGGCTAACAAGCCTATCTTCCTGAATAAGGAAGGACGTAAATACACAACACCTAAGACAGCTGGTGAAGTGATGGCAATTTTCCGTAAGAAGATGAAGGAGGAGTAATGGCGAAGAAGGGTGAATATAAACGAGGAGCGTCAGCTGATTCTATTCGGCAACGTGCCTATAACAGTTCAGAAGAGCAAAAGAAGCGTCGTGCTGAGCGTAATCATGCACGAGCGATTATGGAGCGTAAGGGAGCTGTGAAGAAGGGTGATAAAAAAGATATAGATCATAAAAATCACAATACTAGTGATAAATCTTCTAAAAACCTAAGCGTAATGTCGCGTAGTAAAAATAGGGCCATGAATCAACATGACCCTCGGATGAAACGTAAAAAGAAATAAAACTCAAATGGCAAGTACAAAAACTGCACGTAAACGGCAAGTGGTAGAACAAGTTGAACCAGTGCAACGATTCCAAGGAATTACTGCTAAGAATCTGGCTCAGCAATTGTATCTGGAGGCTATCGAAAGAAGTGATGTAGTGTTTGGTATTGGTAGTGCTGGCACAGGGAAAACCTATGTAGCAGCTTCTTACGCAGCGGAGAAGCTTTTCTACCGAGAGATTAACAAGATTATTGTCACACGTCCTAACGTTGAGGCTAGTCGCTCTATGGGGTTTCTCCCAGGTGAGCTAGAGGAAAAATATGCACCATACTTGGAACCGTTTGAAGGAGTGTTCATCCGAGCTTTCGGTAAGTCTCTGTACGACTTGTTCCGTAAGCGTGGGCAGATTGAGCCGAAGCCTCTCGGATTTATGCGAGGAGCAACGTTTGACAATGCTATTGTTCTTGTTGACGAATGTCAGAATATGACGGATAAGGAGTTTAAACTGCTCCTTACACGTATTGGAGAGAATACTAAAGTAATCTTCTCTGGAGATAGTCGTCAAGTAGATATTCCAGATTCAGGTCTGATGAATACTATTGAACGTTTGAAGTTTATCCCTGAGATTGAAACTATCGAGTTCTTCCCTCAGGATATTGTACGCAGCAATTTGTGTAAACAGATTATTCTGGAATACGAACGCTGAAATGAGAAAGCCCCTAGGCTCCTTGGAATAAATCCTTGGAATCTAGGGGCTTTTTTTTTGCTTATTGCTTTACATCAGGAACAACGAAAGGAACAGCACGTACATTAGGATAGGTTTCTCGAAACTCAGATACCGAAATATCCTCTCCGATAACAATCTCTGTATACGCCATACCTTCTCGTTTATATCGCTCTTTAAGAGCTACACATCCTGGGCAATGCGGTTGGGAATAAATAATATCAGCCATATATCTCCTTAGCGAATTGGGCAGTGCCCGGTCAAACAATCATCTTCCACCTCAGCATCAATATCGTTAGACTTGTCCAACTCAATTGGCTGAATACGTGCTACATACTCGTCGTATTTCGCTTTAGTAACTACCTCCTGGGGCAAATACAAATATCCTAGGTCTTTGGCTGACTTAGTGGGATCAGCCCGAAACAGGAAAGAAACTCCGACATAACTATCCCAATTAGAATGTAACCACTCCACAATCCCATCTGCTTCCTCCGGTGCATAACTAATAGTAGCAGAGACGTTCTGTTGACACCAGTTTTCCATGAGCATCTTGTAACGCTCCAACTGGGCAATAGCACTCTCCAGATTAACCTCAAGAACCTGACCATCTTTCTCAAACTTATCGAAGGGTACGTCATCCCATTTAACAGGGAACGTAATCAATACAGCAGAGGGATCGGTAGGATTGTCAATCACTTTGTAACCAGCTGATCGACACAACGGAACCAATGGATCAAACTTACCAAAGTTCACGTTGTTGAAGATGTATTTACCCAGTGGCTTGTGGACGCCTTCTGTAGTGTCCATGACCTTACTAAGTGTCCCGCTGGGCTTGATTGTTGTGATGTTCTTAGGTCGTGGAGTCCCAAGCTCATCAGCCATTGAATAAGCGCCTGAAGTAGCAGTCCGTTGAAGTTCTTGGTAGTCGTATGCTCCCAAGTCTGGTCGTCGAACGATACCTGTAAGACCCACTCCACAAAGGCGGAGGAATTCATTGTTAAGGTGCCAGGCTTCCTGGAGAATTCCATCAAGGAGATTAACACAGGTTTGTCGGTAGTTGGCACGTGCGGCAAGATGAACTGCTCGACGAAGGCCTGCAGAGTCTCCTTTGAATTTGGCAAGATCAACCTCAGTTAAGTTACAGAACGACTTGTTACCCAACAGAATCTCTGCACAAGGGTTAACACCTTTAAACCACGGAGCACGCTTACGAGCTGCTACACCGTTAATAAATCCTGGCTCACTACCACCAGCCTCAACCATCAGGTCAACAATTCCTTGCAGCTCGTCCTTAGTGGGCTTGTGATTGAACAACAAGCTGTTATTGGACTGAGCACGTTGGATGTTGTTTTCCCACCAGTTGTTCTTGGCTACCGCAAATTCTTGCCATTCATCTTCTCCATACTCAAACAGAGCAATTTCAGCTGAGCGGCGTGAAGAGAGGACAGTACCCAACCAATTAACAACGTCAAGAATGTCGATACGAGTAAGCAAGCTACCGCTACGACGATTAAGAATTTTAAAGATCGCTTCGTAAGCTTTCGAGATAGATTCGTCACCACTACTAATCCAGCCATATCCTTTCAACCTTTCACCAGCAGGGCGAATCTGCGAGAAATCGAGTACAAGTTTACGGGCGGGAAACTTATGAGCAACCAGCTTACCGATGGACTTGCTCCAGGCTTCTGCTGAGTCACCGACTCGGATTGTCCACACTCCGTCTTCAAAGGTTTCTGTATTACCTTGGTCTCCATTCTTATCTGTCCTTGTGCTACGAATGATTTCTAGTTCTTCAATGGGTTTCTGGAAGCCAGTGAGCTGTCCAACGATTGGTCGAAAGCCAACACCGCACCCTTGCATGAGCAGCCAGAGGACATCAACAACGTCATAGACTGTTTCCACATTTGTGAACGAGCAATTAAATTGGGATGCTTCACGGCGTTTTGCCACATCAGTACCGCCCAACCACAATGTCCGTCCTGACATAAGCACTTTGCGTTCAAGCATGAGCTGTCGGAGTTCTGTAAGTTCAGCTGCTTGTACATTGGTGAGGTAGTTTTTCTTAGATCGGCTCCAGAGCCATTGCTGGTGACCGATAACACGATCGACTGTCTGTTCAAAGGTTTCAAACACTTTACCCGCCTCATCAAGAGGGCGGTTGTATGTACGACGCAGGAGGAGTTGTGAGCGGAGAGATTGTTCTGTCATTAGTTCTTTCTTGTTATATTTAATACGATTTACCGCCAATACCTAGGCGATTTTCTTTCTTGTGATCTTGCCGACTAGCATTATACTCCATCTTGTGAGCAATAGCCTTAGGCAAATCCATACCAAACCCGCCAGCCAGATCGAAAATACGGATAACAGCATCGGCCAATTCAACGACTCGTCCATCCATGTAAGGTAGTTTATCATCCATTAGCCCTTTTCGATCTGCTTCCATTGCCTCGGAGAGTTCAGAAACACACAGCATAAGCTTATTACTAAAGCAATAAGGATTTTCTGTAATACTTTTTCCTGTTGCAATGTCATGCCACCAGCCTGCATCACGAGCTTGGGAATGACATTGATATTGCAGCTCTGCGGCTGCTTGTTGAATTGTTTTCATTTATATTTCTTATTCAAGTAATCCAAAGAGACTGGCATCAGATCGAATTGCCCATCATTAACTTCATGTAGCATCATGAAACCACGCCAGTGCTTATTACCTTGAGCACCCAAGTAGTCCTCGTCGTGCTCATAACAGCTACCTGCAATGATGCTAGTTAATCGTTGACCGTCAGCTCGGTGTGCTGTAGCAATCTGCAAACCTTGTTGATGACCAGCGATACAGCTCATGTGTTTCTTGTTCAATTGAGCACTTGCTGTAGAAGCAGGACGACCAGCAACACCAGTAACGAAGTAGTGACTAAAAGCAATACCTCCAATAATAGCCACATCAAGAAAGTCATGAACAATCCAATCGTCTAAGTTGCAGTCTTGTACACCAATAGTGCCCTCAAGCTTAGCATCGTCGTTTACAGCCCTGTTAATACGATTCTCATGGTTACCCATCAGGAAGTGCATTTCAGGCCGGTAACGGGGCTTATGGTTGGCTGCAGCACGCTTGTTATGGCTCTTCAGTGGATACAGCAGCTCTGCCATACCATCATTACCTGCTTGAATGTCGTTCTTATACCGACGACCCTCAAAGGATTTCTTACCTACGTCGTAACTGCTCAGGCTAGGCATATCCCAATGGTCACCTAGGTGGATGATTACGTCTGGTTGTTTCTCTACAAGATATTCACCAATTTTACCGAGGTAAGTGAGATCAACACCGGGCTTAACTTGGGTATCAGGAATTACAGCGATACGCATTATTCAATCACTTTCAAAATGTTAGGGAACTGAGGCAGCAAAGCATTCTTAACTTGCTCTGCTACGACACGATGTTCCTTTTGGGTGGATGGGTCAAGCCGTACTTGCAAGTAGTGCAACCAGCTACGCAGATTACCGTTCATATACATACGACTCATTGTATTACCCTCTGGCAATACAGCACGAGCTTGCTCTTTAGCAATGCCATTGGACAATGCCCATTGATATGCTTCTGATGCTTCTCGAATCAGTCGTTTCTGTTTATTCTGCCAAATGTCTTCCAGCTCACGATCTTGAACAGGGATACTGTTCTGACGATTCTTAACATCTTGCAATCGAGCTTCACGAGTGTCAAACATATTGACTTCTGCATATCGTTGACTGAATTCCTGAAAGGAAAAGCTACGATGACGCAGGATTTGACGGGCAATGTCACGAGTAGTTTCAATCTCCACACATGCATTAACCATTTCAAAAGGGCTCCAGTGTTTATTACGAGCCAAGTATTGCAACAGCTTAGGAGCTGATTCTTTATTGTCTTGATTACCTGGGTTACTTACACGAGCCATATAGGCTACCAAGTCTTCACCATTAGGTGTTGCCCATACGAGTTTAACTTTGCTCATTATTTCCTTTGTTCCAACCATCGTCCAGATCAGGACGGTTCTTCATGTTATTTGACAAGAACATCCAACAGCAACCAACGTGGTCGATGTGAGGAAGTCCGCTTTCGGGATCAATATATTCACCTCGCATAATAGCAAACAGGTGACGTAACATGGCTGCAATCAATCGAGAATTACTAATACCTTGTCGCCAATTATGTGCTGCATACTTCTGTGCACCGAATGTCAGCACACCTGCCAGACCTGTAATAGCATCTGGATCAATCAAATCCATACGAGGCTTGTCTGCGTCGTACTTAGTACCTTGTGTCATTAGTTTTTCCATCAGATTTGTGAATAGATGTTCACGCTGTGAGAATGAATCCACGAGTTTCCATCTCCTTAGCGAACAGATTCTTAACATCGTCACGCTCAGCAACTGGGATACTGGCGAAGTAGTTGAGAATCAACGAAGCACCTTTAGGGTTGATGCGCTTAGTGCGTTTATCAGAGTGATCCGAAGCCATGTTGCACATTACAACAGAGCGATTACGCATACGGAGCACAATGTCTTCGATGTCGTTAAAGAGGGAGAAGCCTTTGTATTCATTTTGATTTTGCATTAGTTATTTTTCTTTCTTTTTCTTCTTTGGTTTTTGCTTTGTGACAAGTGGTACAGAGAACCTGTAAATTACTTTGTTCACAAAACATATTATCAACTACATCATCCCATGTAGTGAACCCCGCTACAGGATCAATAATAGGGTTGATGTGATCGACTTGAACTTCTTTAGCTGGGAAGTCTATCTCACATGCTTTGCATTTGTAATGCTTAGCTAGACGACCTGACTTAGGATTGATCTTCTGACCTACACACGCTTCAGATAGGCAGGAGTATTTAGGTGGCCAACGTTGTGAGGCTGAACGCAATGCACTCTTAACGAATGAATTAAATCTAGCCGGAGTCCATTGACCTCCGTTAAAAAGCCTCGTCGTCATCGTCATCCTCCCTCATAATCTCCATAGGAGGACGAAGCTCTGTATCTGTAAACTCTAAGTCAATACCTAGAATGTTGAAGATGGTTGCATACACTTCTGATTCATCATACGTTGTAGAGGAAAAGCAGGATGCTTGTGGCATAAGCTCAGCAATTACAGCTCCATTAAATCGTACAATAGCACCCAGTGCATCTGACATACCACAATCTTCACAATCGTAATAGTCATACAGCCACTCAATCTCTAGCTTATTACGGGGAGACTCCATAGCACTGGCTTCCCCTCCTGTGTCAACTCCCTGGTCATCCATAGTAATCTTCCTTGTTCTAATAGTTCTTCTTCTGCACGATCGCCATAGAGGCCTCTGTAAGCCTCTAGGACACGTTTAAAACATTCATCTAATGTCTCTGCCCCATCTAAGATATCAAAGGCTTTAACAGGCCCACAACCATCTAGTCCAGGGATGCTATCTACCCGGTCACCTGTTAGGCATTGGGAATAGAAAAATGTTTCTCCATATCCTTTGATTGTTTTACGATCGGCTGAGAGTCTAACAAGTCCAACTGAGTCCACCAACATTGGGCCGAACTGAGGTTGGTTACCCAGCTCCCATCCGTAGTGCCATCCGGGGACTTGTCGCAAATCTTTATCGCGTGTGCAGATGATGGTTTCGAGAGGTCTTTTGGACTGCTCGATAGCCATAAGGTCATCTGCTTCCAATCCGTCTGATTCAATGACATGGTATTTAGCTTTCAAATAAGCTTTGATATTCTTGTAATGCCAAGGCTTATTACCAATTCGTTCTTTGTAAGGAGTACGCTTAGCGATTTCATAGCGGAAGTTACCCTTGCCAGTCATGTAGAGAATAGGAGATGATAGCTCACCCCGTTCATCTGCGTTACCGGCAATTGCGACAATGTTAGCAATACGATTGTCTAACAATTCCGATACGTAATCAAACGGAGGAAAGCCAGCTTGCTGCCAGCCTGCCTCCGCTGCGAAGCCTAGTTCATAAACAAGAACGTCAGCATCGATAAGACATTGCATTAGAACGGATTGTCGTCGTTGTCGTCATCAGCTGCTGGTGCTGGAGCAGGCTTAGCTGCTTGCTTAGCTTTAGCAACTGCTGCTTTAGGCTTATCACCACCACCCAGAGCTTGTTCAAGAGCACTGCCTTTGAAGTTCAGATTGCCTTTAATCTTGTCACGCAGCCATTCAGGCAACGCATTGAACACTTCCATGTCTGGTGCATCAAGGTCGAGCAGCTTTGAAGGATTAACCAGCTCGGGACATTTATCAGCGTCACGAGGACGCATAGCAGAGATAGTTGCAATGTTGTCATAAACCTTATCACCCACAGCGTTGTTAACAATTGTCACATTGATAGGCTGACCGATAGCCTTAGTGAAGTCACCGTCAAACTCACCGGTTGGATCAATAGCGTTGTAACGCTGTGTGCTCTTAGCCTTATCTGCAAACAAGCCATAGAAAGGCAATGTCTCAGAAATCCAACGTGGTTTATCTGGCAGCTCGTTACCTGCTTCATCCAACATGAATGTATCTACCAGCTCATAGGTGAGCATAATCTCTTGTGCTGGTGGCTTATCCTTGCCTTGATATGGACGTTGCGCTTGCAAACCCAGGTCAATGATTTGAACCAGTCGAGCAGGATATGTACCCGGTTCGATATTTGCTTGTGGCACTTTATTACCTTGATTGCCACCACCAACTTTTTTAGCGTTAAGACCCATTATGATTACTCCTGTGTGTAGATTACGAACTCGATACGATCGGATGGATAGATGTACATCTTACCTTCCTTGGTTTGGACACCGATGAAGCCTGAGCCTAGCTGATAGGCTACAATATCTTCAAACAGTGTTGGGGTAGGATCACCACGGAATGTGATGGTCATTGATTGTTTTGTTTCACCCATTTATTTTTCTTTCTTAATGTGTTTCATACCAGTTATTACCTATTTCAGATTCCCCTGCATGAGGACACTTGATTCCGTAATACACACCTGCATCTCGAATAGCGTCTCTGCAAATACTTCCTACTTCCTCAGCGATTTCTTTACGACATTCGATCTGAATCTCGTCATGAATCCAGCCAACAATTCCGTAATCAACACCCCATTTAAATTTATCTGCTAACCTTTGAGCACATATTACGTATGCTCTTTGCATGTGGATGGCTTCGTCGGATTGTAACAGATACACAAGAAGTTGATGTTCGGATGTGACAGTTATCGGTCGTCCGTCTAAACCGGTAATCTTTCCGTCGAAGTATTCCATTCGTTTGAACTGTTGATTATAGCGTTGTCGTGCTGTGCTTCTCCATTCTTTAGTCAGTCTCTCCATGAGTTCACCAAGTCCGTCAAGACCTCGGTATAATTTATCCCTGAGATCTGCTCCAGAGCCCACAGGCTTCTTAGCAGTCTTTGCAAGCTTTGTATCTCCTCCTCCGAAGAGCAGACAATACATAACGTTTTTCGCAATGTCTCTGGATTCAAGGTCGCCAGCGACTTTGGTAAGGGTGTGAGGATCAGTGCCATCTTCTTTGTTTCCAGATACCATAGCATAGATGTACTTTTCATTGTTCATCCGTGCTGCTAGTTGCCTTAGTTGGTTGCCAGCTGAATCGGTGCCAACGAGGACCATTCCCTCACCGGAAGTGAAGATGGAACGCATTTGCTTTCCGTAGAAGCTTGAGGCTTTTGGGATGTTGACAATGTTGCGGTGAGTGGCTCTACCTGTGACGGCAAGAGTGTTGACAACACTAGCAATTCGTCCATCTTCTCGAACAAGTTTAAATAAGCCCTCAATAATTCCACGGCGCTGTCGGCATTGGACCCGTTTAGCGACGAGCTTACCAATCTTTGATTCAATTCCTTCAAAAGGATCGTCTTTACTGAGCTTAGGGCTTGTTCTGTTTCCGTCGTCATCGGTATTCCATTCTAACGGTTCCCATCCCATTGCAAGGAGGAAGTCTTTTGTTTCTGCACCAGAGTTTAGGTCAGTAGTTCGGAAGCTAATCCGGCTAAAACAACCAGCAATGGGCTTACGGCCAGGGTCGAGATTATTACCAGCGCACCAGTTAAGACTACTTTGGGAATATTCACCTGATTTGAGGAAGGGTTTCTTGATGTAATTGTATTCTCCTTTGACTTTGGTTTCTTCTACTTCAATGATTTTAGGTAGATGCGGGGTGATGACACGATCAATACGTTTAATCCACTTAGTGAGCTGAGCTACACATTTGTGCATGTGATCTTGATCTACTAGCCATCCGTATTCTTCTTGCTGCTGTAGGTATTCAAAGAGTTCAAAGGAGAGCAAGAAAGCATTGCGCCACTTACCACCCTTGGCTTCTTCCATAAGTGCATTATACACTAATTCGAGAATCTCTACGTCTTCCGTGCAACGATGTAACATCTCTTCCGAGAAGTTTTCCCAGTCATCATGGTCAGGCTTGCCACGCCCTACACGATAACCCCATGCTGCAATAGAGTGAGGACCAATCTTCTTATCTACTGCGTTGAATGGTACTAGACGCTTAGGGTTGAGGAGTCGAGACATGATGAGTGTATCAACTTTCTTACCTTTGTATTCCCATCCATATAGCTTTTTAAGCAATGGAAAGTCATATCCAATACCGTTGTGTGCAATTAGAACATCAAATGAATCGAGATATTCTAACATCTGTTGAACGTAGTCACCACCCGGCCAAGGCCAGAACTTACGAGGCTCTTGACCTTTCTCTTTGATTACGCCGCAATGAACACGGGTAGCTGTATCCAGAAGGCCGTTAGCCTCCAGGTCGAATATACCGATCCGCATAATCTTTCCTAATTTCATCTAGTGAGATGAGTGCTCGATTGACAGTTGGCCAGAGGTTTTCAGGACAACAATTGAAGTAACGAGGATCGTCCTGTAGCTGAGGAAATCCTTGCATCTCTTGCTGAATATTGTGGTAGTGAACGTGTCCGTGTAGATTACGCTTACCACGTAGCTCATCAGGATGTATTGGTGCATGACTAAGCCAAAACTCTTTATACTTGACAATACCGTAAACTTCTTTAAAGTATTTCAAATACACTGATGTGTTCAGCTCATCATGATTACCACGTACTAAGTATTTAAGTCCAGCTAATTCACCGAAGTCAGAGACTGTCTCCATAGAGAACGCTGCATCACCTAGTACATACACAATGTCACGCTTACCTACGACTTCGTTCCAATCATCTTTGATACGTTGTCGGTTGTCATATTCATCCTTAACTTCCTTACGAAAGCGTTGAATGTTTTTATGACCAAAGTGTAAATCACTACAGAACCATATGTTACTCACTGTATAAGTCCTTCAGCTCGTTACGGAATCGTTCGATGATGTGATGACATTTAGAATACGAATGATCTGTCAGTCGTGCAATGTCAATAGCCCTGTAGCCTTGTTTGAGGTGCAAAGACAACACTTCAATCTGAACCTCACTCTTAGTATCCATAAGCTCATAAATCTCATTCATGATGCGTTCTGGATAGTGAGGACAGCTCAAGCTCTCCGCTTCTTCTTCTGTAATCTCAATGTTAGAGTAGCCTTTCTCCTCATTCTTGAGATCACGCAGAGCATTGTTCATAAGCATGGAAAACCACTGATCGAAGCGATTGATATCGCAACTCTTGTGATAACGTAAGGCACGTTCATATGCTGTCTGTACAATGTCCTCAGCTGCCTGTGGAGTGCCAGCTCGGAATGACATACGCTTGACGAAACGTTGTCGATTGTCAATGTAATGTCGCTCGATGAATTGATACATATTAGTTTATCTCGTTAAAGAGTCCGGTTGAATTATCCCAATAGAGCTTGTAACGACCTGTCTCACCAAACTCACGGTCTTCTAGCAATACTAGAGTTCGTAGATTGCGTTCTTCAGGGCCGAGATTTGGGTCTCGATTTCCTTCAAGTCCGAGCATGAGATTGCACGAGCGAGCCATAGCACGGGAACCAGCAAACTGGCTAGACAGAACTTCGCCGCCTCGCTCATGAGGAGGCCCAGAATCAGGATTACGCAGATGACAGAAGATAAAGATAACCACATTAAGGTCGAGGGCCATAGCACTAAGTTCTTGAGCAATTTCTTGAAGCTTGACGTTTGCACTTGCAGCATCCATTCCGTTAGTTAAGTTGGTAATAGGGTCGATGATGATGACCTTGCATCCCTCACTAGCAGCAGAACGTATATCAGCTTTGAGCGTGTCAAAACCTACGTGCTGATACAAGTTGAGCATGAACAATCGGTCATGTAGCACCTCCCCTGCTTTGTCATATGCACTGTCGTCGAATGGCTTGGTAGGGTCGTGAAAGAACTTACCTACTAGCTTACCCGCAACGAGTTTATATGTCTTCTTGTTGCTCTCTTCAGGCTTGACAAGAAATACTTTCCATCCGTGTTCCTTGATAAAATGTGCTGCAAGGGTGTTAACGACCTCCGACTTACCTTGCTTCTGACCAGCACCGATGTAAATGGTCTCTCCCAGTCGTATCCCACGAGTTGCCTTAGTGATGTGCTCCCAGGGCCACGATACACCGAATGTAGGCGGTTCTTTACCAGCTTCGTGTAAGTCATTCCCCGATACCAAACGAGTGTTCTTTGGTTTCTGGGCGTTGAACTGACATGCATTGTAAGCTGCTTTAGACCTTCCGTCGATAAGGCATTGGTTAGCATCTTTGGATGGTAGAGATGCAACCATCGCATCAGGGGCAATACGTAATACATCTTCTACAGCTTTCTTACCTGGAGCGTCATTGTCGAATACAAGAATGATTTCCTTGAAGTGTTTACGGATTTCAGGGAGCATCTTAGCGAATTGCTTAGATGCACCACCGGAGCCATTACTTAGAGACACTACAGCAGGGTTGTAATCTGCATATTGTGTACCCTTGTTATGTTCCTTGAAGATTTGAAACAATGCTACTGCATCACATTCACCCTCTGTAACGAATAGCTTCTTTCCTCCCGTTTGTACTGCTTGTTGCCAGCCGAAGAAGTCAGCGCCCTTAGTCGAGCCAATGGCCCACATACGCTTGTTCTCAATCAGCCGAACTTTGTAACCAATCAGCTCATCATCTACATAGTAGGGGTAATAATGAGTGACAGGTGTAGCACCATCAGTCTCAGACAATCCAATCTTAACACCAAAGTATTCAAGATATTCCTGTTTAAGCTTGCGATCAGGAAGAGATACAGTTTTGTATGTACCAACCTCCTTGATCTCATCCTCAATTTCTTCCTTGCTTTTAACTAAGGATTGAGGCTTGTAGTCTTTAGGTTTGTCGTGATAAGGATCAGATACATACGTTCCACATGAGAAGCAGAATCCATCGTATGTACCATCTCCTTTATCAAACACCTGCAATCCATTAGCCGAATTGCATTTGTCAGTACGGTGAGGAAGTTTTTGTACACATTTAGACAATACGTTTCCCTTTCCCAAGTGGCCGTCTAAGTTTATCACGTGATGATGCAGTAGCATATTTCATCACATACTCATCAATGTACTCCCAGTGGTCCGCTCCTGTTTGTGAATAGAATAACCAACCTGTCCAAAAATCCCTCTTTCTTACACCGAAAGAACCATTCTCAAACTGAACTGTATGTGGCTTGAATGGATTATACATTGTTCTTCTCCTTGAGTTTGGCTTCAATGACTCGGGCAATATCAATCCGGTGTTGTTCCCATGAAACTGTGTAATCAAGGCTTCGCCATGCTTGTTCAAGTTCCTCATCCGTCAGCCCAACCCATGTGTGCTGTGCTGGTGGGGATGTGAGGGGAATTGCTTTGTATCCCTTGGCAGCAAGCAATGGCTCATTCTTTTTGAAAGAAAGTTCTTTTAACTCTGGCTTTTTCCCGCACTGGTGAAGATACGCAATAGG